GGAATTTGGGCTACCGATAAGACCGGTGGTTCGGACTTCACTGTGTGGAGCAACTACACTTCGTCTGACCCGATTGAAGACATTGAGGCTGGAAAGAGCACGATGTTGACGACCACGGGCTTCATGCCAAACACGATGGTGCTTGGTTACGATGTGTTCCGTCAGTTGCGTCACCACCCTGATGTGGTTGACCGCATCAAGTACACTTCGTCTGAAGTGCCTGCTGAGGGTATCTTGAGTCGTTTGTTCGGTGTTGACCGTGTTCTCGTGACTCGTGCAATTAAGAACAGTGGTGCTGAAGGTGCTTCGGATTCGTTTGCTCAGGTTCATGGTAAGAACGCAGCATTGTACTATGTTGCTCCTTCACCGGGCTTGCTCACTCCTTCGGCTGGCTACCAGTTCGCTTGGCGTGGTGTTTCGGATGGTATGGGTCAGAACATTGGAATCACTCGTTTCCGTATGCCTGAACTTCGTGCTGACCGTATTGAGGCTCAAATGGCTTGGGACTATAAGGTTGTCTCCAGCGATTTGGGTTACTTCTTCAGCGGTTGCGTTGCCTGACCTTAGGAGTCAATTATGAATCGTATTACTAGAGGAATTGGACTGTTTGGTTCGTTGTTGTCCAACGGTCCAAGTCGTAACCTTGGTATTTTTTCTGTGAAGCGTACTTCGGCTACTGTTGCTGATGGTGCTTCTATGGTTGCTTCTGCGGCTCATATTGTGACTAACACGATTGTCTCGGCTACGCCTACCGCTAATCGCAACTTGACAACTGCTATCGGTTCTTTGATTATTGCTTTGTTGCCTGATGCAAATGTTGGTGACTGTACTGAATTCACAGTCGTCAACCTTGCCGCTGCTACTCATGCAATTACTTTGGTTGCTGGTGCAACGGGTGTCACTCTTGTCGGTTCGGCAGTTGTTGACGCTGCTTCGTCAGGTACTTGGTATGTTCGTTACGATTCAGCAACCGCAGTTACTTTCATTCGTAAATCATAATTAAATAATCAAGGAGTGACCTAGTGTCCAACATTGACCCGATGATTGAGGCGATTACGCCAAAGACGAAGTGGTTTGTCGTATTACGACCTTTTGGTGGTGATGGTGATAAGCGTTTTGTTCGTGGTGAGGTGGTGGATGTATCTGATTGGATACATTACAAGCGTCTTATTGACAATCGTTACATTATGGCTTTGCCACACGGTTCGGAAGTTCCTAAGCAAGACAAGAGTGGTGAACGCCATATTGTTTTGACTTCTGAGCAGGCTGAGAGTGTTCCTGCGAAGAAACGCCCTATTCCTTCTCGTAAAGAAGAGCACTAGCCCTTCCCGTAGGTCTCTTTGACAAATACAATGTAGGGGCAACCCTTTATTGGAGACCGCTATGACATGGACATATTCAGGAAATCCTTCCGCTTCTGCTAAGGATGCAATTCGTTTTAGTGTTGGTGATACTGATACGACTGACCAACTTTTGTCCGATGAAGAAATTGCCTATATAACTACCACTTTTGGCTCTAGTTTTTATGGTGCTTCTCAGGCTGCGTTGGCTATTGCTGCGAAATTTGCTCGCCTTATGTCTCGTAACATTGGTGGGTTGTCTGCCGATTTTGCGGCTAAGTATCAGCACTATTTAGAACTCTCTGATTCTATTAAGAATAATGAGGAGATGTTCCCTGTTGCTCCGTATGGTAGTGGCTGGTCTAAGTCTCAGAAAGAAACCATTAGGAATAATGATGACCGTGAGGAGACTTTCTCTGAGAAGGGTATTCACGATAATCGTCGTTACGCTCCTGCTGATGCTTATGATAATTACAGGGCTTACTAATGGCGCTTGATAAACAACTTTCTTCTTTTATGCCTCATACTGTGACGATTGCTGCGTTCACTTCTAAGAATAATTATGGTGAAGATTCTGTCGGTAGCACTCGTACTGCTAAGGCTTATGTTGAGCCGGGGCTTGTGCTTGACCAGTCAGTTCAGACTAATGAGCAACATCCAGCAACGACCGTTTATATTGCTGATACCAATATAGGTATTCGTGACAGGATTACTTTACCGGATGGTTCTAATCCTGAGATTGTGTCAATTGCTGTTCATACGGAAGTTGTTGGTCTTGAACATACAGTGGTGACTTTCGCATGAAAATTAATATCCTTGTTAGGTCTAATCAGAACTTTTCTAAACTTACCAACGCTACTGTTCAGGATGTTGGCAGGTCGTTGTATATGGTTGCTGAAGAGATTATGACTGACGCTAAGGCTAATTATGTGCCTGTGGTTACTGGTAATCTTCGCCGTTCAGGTTTTGTTGAGAAGCCTGATATTAAGGGCAATAGTGTCAATGTTACTTTTGGTTTTGGTGGTGCTGCGACTGAGTATGCTTTGGCAGTTCACGAGTATCCAGCGGGTTATGGTCAGGGTAAGAACAAGTTTTTGTCTAAGCCTGTAAATGCCGCTGCTCCTAACATTCCTAGTCGTATGGTTGTGTTTATGAAGCGAATGACTTTGGGGAAGGCTAAACCGTAATGGCTCTTCTTGAAGATATCGGTGGCTACATTGACACGAACACCAGTTTGACGCTCGGCACTGACTTGTTTCTAGGGCTTTTGCCTGAGACGCCTTCTAACTGTGTTTCTATCTTTGAGAATTCAGGTGTTGCCCCATTGTTCACTCAGGGTTCTGCCGGTCTTCCAGTGTTGGAGAAACCACAGTTACAGTTCATTGTTCGTGACGCTTCGTATTCTAATGGTCGTTCTGTTGCTGAAACTTTGTATCGCTTGTTGACTCAGGTTTCTAACCAAACCATCAATAGTAATCTATACCTGCGTATTGAGGCTATTTCTGTTCCTTCTGTGATGGATAGAGACCAAAGCAAGCGCATTCTGTTTACATGCAATTTTGATATTGTCAGGAAAACTCCATGAGTAGCCCTTATGGTGATTCCGCTGGTAAAGATGAGAAGCCTAGGTGTTGGCGTTGTAATCGTCTTCTTGCCGAAACTGTGACTCGCCCTTGGGTTATTGTTTGTACTCGTTGTAAAGCAAAGAATCAGCAAGAAACTTGATTGCGGTCGGAGTGTGGTGTACGCTCTGTTCACAACTTATTTTCATGCCCCAAGTGGCTCTGTCTGCTCCCGTCGTGTCCTAGTGACCATGCATCTCAGTGTTTTTTGGGTATGCTATGGAGCGACAAAATGGCAACATACAAAGTTTTAATAGGGATTGACTACCCGCCCAACAAACGAGCAGAGATTGGTGATGTTGTTTCTGATATTCCTGCGAAGTCTGTTAAGTGGCTTCTTGACCAAGGAATCGTTGAAGTAGTCGGTAGTAAAACTGAAGAGGCTTCTGAGGAAGTCACAGCGGGAGATGGTGAATAATGGCTTTCGTTCATGGTAAAGGCACAGTGTTCTTGATGAACGCTTACAACCTCTCTTCATATCTAAACAATGCTTCTGTTTCGGCAAGTGTTGAAACTGCTGAAGTTACTGGTTTCGGTTCTTCTTCTAAGTCATATATTGTAGGTCTTGCTGACGCTACTGTTTCTGCTTCAGGAATGTATGACGGTGCTACTGGTGCTATTGATGATGCTTTAACCGCAGGTATGGCTGGTTCTAATATCTTGTCAGTGTTCCCTGACGGCACTGCTGTCGGAAAATTTTGTCGTTTGGCAAGTGCTCATTTGACTTCATTTGATATCACTGCACCTGTTGGCGATGTTGTTGCTACAAGTGCTGAATATCAGGTTACAGGCGGTGTTGAACGAGGAGTTAGTCTTCAATTAATCACCACTGCAATTACTACTACTGGCAACGGTTCTTCAGTTGACAATAGTGCTTCCTCAACTTCAACAGCCGGTGCTCTTGCTGTTGGTCATCTTCATGTCACTGCTAACACTCGCAGTGCTACTTTTGTTGTCAAGATTCAACACTCTTCAGATAACTCAACATTCGCTGACTTGGTTACTTTTGCCACTGTCGGTATTAGTTCTACCACTTCTCAGCGCATTGAAGTGGCAGCGGGTACGACTATCAACCGATATATTCGTGCTCAATACACACTCAGCGCAGGAACTGGCTCGGCAACAATTGGTGTTGCTTTCGCCCGATAAATAGGAGACCATTATGGCTTTTGTACATGGAAAATCAGCAGACTTCCGCCTTGATAACGCAGGTGGTTCTCTCATTGACCTTTCGTCTTATCTAGACAATGTGTCGTTCCCACAACCGATTGAAACGGCAGAAACGACCACTTTCGGTTCGTCAAGCAAGTCATACATCGTGGGTCTTAAGGATTCAACGATTTCGGTTTCGGGTAAGTGGGATGCCACTCCTGATGCACAAATCGCGGCAGTTCTTGGTCAAGCAGCAACACTCTCGTTTCAGTACGGTCCTGCTGGTTCAACTGTTAGCAACATCAAGTACACTGGCGAATGTTATGTGACCTCTTACGATGTCACCGCACCAGTTGGTGATGTGGTAACCTTCAGTCTTGAGTTACAAGTCACGGGTGCAGTTACCCGCGGCACATACTGATTAAACAACTAAATAAATAGGAGAGTGTCCCCATGTCCCTTCGTGACCGAATCCTCGCTGCTGATGATATTGGCAAAGAGATTATCAATGTTCCGCAATGGAAAGTAGATATTGAAGTTCGTACTATGTCTGCTGTTCAACGCAGTCGTATGCTTCAGACTTGTACTTTGCCTGACGGTGGTGTAGACCTTGACAGACTTTACCCCATGCTGATTATCGCAACAGTGTTTGACCCTGAGACTGGTGCTCAAGCGTTTGATGATGAAGACATGGCTTTACTTCAAGAAAAATCAGCATCGGCTATTGAGTTTGTTGCTCAAAAGACTATGCAAATGTCAGGAATGGTCGCCAAATCAGTTGACGACGAGGGAAAAGACAACTAGAAGACCCACAGTACCGATACTTCTTCATACTTGCTGAACGACTCGGGA